GTAGTCAGTTTCATCCAAGGTCACGCCATTCAACGTCACAATAATATTAAACGCTATGTAAGCCAGGGTATTCCCGTTGGCATCGGAGCCAGTGAATGTAGTCTGGTTGTTTGTGGCTACAAACTTGTACTTCGCTAGTGCCGATTGGACTGATGAAAAACCATCAACATGACCTATATAACTCATGCGTTACTCCTATGCGATTTCTAAGATACTGGAAAACACTTCTAGGTCTCCAGCAACGGATGCTGTAAGTCCAAGGATGTCTCCTGCTTCTAAGTTGATAGGCTTATCGAGAACTAAAGTAGAGTCTGCTGGCACTGGCACTGTCTTACAAATATGACGATATGTAGAGCCGCCATCTATTGTGACTTCTACTGTTACGTTAGCATCGTTAACACCATCAATGTTGGAGATGTACAATGCGTGAATAACAGACTGTGTATTAGCTGGTGCTGTATACAATGTAGTACGTGAAGTACCGATTGCTACGCCAGCATTCTTAAATGTATTCGCCATTTGGTTAGCCTCCTAGAGCTATAGCCATTGCTACGGAAGCACCAATGGGGTCATAAACTGTGGTTAAATTGTTGATTGCTGTATTGACTGCGCCAGAAGCACTTGAGGCAGATGCTGCTGCTTCGTTAGCTTTTGTGGTGGCAATAGCGGCTTTCGCGGTTGCAATGCCAGCTTGAGTGCTTGCGGTTGAAGCGTGGCCAGGTGCAGCTTGGATTGCGGATACGTTATTAGCTGTGGTGGTTACAGCAGAAGATATTCCTGCAACGGTTGTAACGTTAGACGAGATACCAGCAAGGGTGTTCATATTGGATACATTGCTTGATGTACCCAAAGTGTTCATATCAGACACAACGTCAGACGTGCCAAGCGTGTTCATGTCAGACACAACGTCAGACGTGCCAAGCGTGTTCATGTCAGACACAACGTCAGATGTAGCTAATACGTTCATATCAGACACAACGTCTGCTGTGGCTAATATGTTCATATCGGACACAACATCTGCTGTACCAAGGATGTTCATGTCCGATACAACGTCAGCCGTACCAAGCGTGTTCATATCGGCGACAGCGTCAGACGTACCAAGTAGGGTTATCTGAGCTTGTTTTCCTGCAACTGTAGTAATGTTTGATGCGATACCAGCGGCAGTCGTAACATTAGACGATATAGCAGCAAGGGCATTCATGTTGGATACATTGCTCGATGTGGCCAAGGTGTTCATGTCGGCTACAACATCTGATGTACCAAGGATGTTCATGTCCGATACAACATCTGATGTACCGAGAGTGTTCATGTCCGATACAACGTCAGCCGTACCAAGGGTGTTCATGTCGGCAACAGCGTCAGACGTACCCAACAACCCTAGTTGAGCATTCCTTCCAGCAACAGTATTTACGTTAGCGATTGCGCCAGCAACAGTGTTTACGTTTGCTATTGAACCAGCCGCAGTGTTTACGTTAGCGATTGCGCCAGCGACAGTGTTTACGTTTGCTATTGAACCCGCCGCAGTGTTTACGTTTGCTATCGCTGAGCTAACTGTTGCAACTGTGCCAGTAGTTGCCCAGTGCTTTGCAGAGTAACTACTTCCTGTAACTACTCCGTTTGTTTTCTCTGCCCAATCTTGAGCTAAGTCTCTGGCAGTTTCAGCAGCAGTCTTAGCTGTTTCTACGTCAGCAACGTTAATTACTAATTGTAATTTTGATGCTGAAATATCTGAAGATAAGGTTCCAGATGTGTGATCTACAACAACTGCGTAGATATTCTTGGTGCTATTATCACGAACCGTATCGTTCTTTATAAACGCGGTATTTGTTGCCCAGTTTCCTTTCCATTGGAAAGCAGAGTTAATAAGCGTCAGCGCACCAGCGGCGTTAAAACCAACTTCTTTATTAGCTCGGTTTGCTGCGGATTCAGAAATAAGCTGATCGCCATTAGTACCGGCGGGAAGCTTAATCGACCTGTTGGTAATAACTTCAACGTTATCAAATCCAGTTTCAATGCCGTCAACGCGATTGTTAATATCTTGCGCACGGGCAGTAGTACCCGATATAAGGTCTGAAGGTTTAGTAAAAGTGGCACTCATCTATTTAAGCCTCGTAAAGAGTAATTCAGTTGTACGCCCTGCAACGTAAAAGAGGGATCAGTAGCGCTTGTATGAACGATCAATAAACTGATGTTCCTTCCGCTGCCGTTTAAGTAAGCTTCTGCTGAAGCCACTGCGGCACTAGACCAAACAAAGTTATTCCACGATCCAACGTCCCAAAAACTACCGCCGCCATAAACTGTGGTTGACGAGCTTACTGACGAACCGCCAGCGCCATAATCGTAGTCTGCTAGGTAATTTAATGTCGCCTGACTACCTGCTGCTAGTTCTAGCGTTGCTTTTCGGTAGCGCTTTTTCTTGTGTGGGCTATTTAAGTTTGTAAATGGAAGACGCAAGAACGACTGAATAGCTGTGCCGTTAAACGACGTTCCGCTATCCATAAGCATTACACTGCCATCGGTGCATCCCATGTAGTTTTCTGTAACAAAGCTTGGGGCGTGTTCTAACAGCCAAGTGCTAAAACCTACAAGCTGCCGGTTAACAATAGTCCCAACCAGTACGGTCTTATCGTCAAAGAAAAGGCGGTATTGGTTCTTATCTTTGTTAACAGTTGCGCCAACAGTGTTAGTCTTACGCGCATCTAAAAAAGGCTTAACAAGTGATGAAACACTTGCAGATTCAAAGTCGCCAAAAGCTTGTGTCGCTGTCAGGCTGCTAAGATCGTCACCATTAAAATAGTAAAGGTCTGAGTCCATCTGAGCGTGTGTATAGCTAACTGCTCCAATGGCAGGTGAATAAGATTTCAAATCCCAATTTGCAGCAGCAGTGCCGTATAGAACTGAGACTTGGCTAACGCCAGTAATTGCTAGGGAGTTACCTTGCATACTGTTTAGACCCGTTACTTCAGAACCAATACCGATCTCTCCAGCGCCAGTAACTAGAGTCCAACTGGTCGGGTTTCCCGTAGCACTATGCTGCACTGATCCACCAGAAAACGACAAGAACAAATGGTTCTTATGCACATTGATATGAGACGGAGTATCAGTCGTCATGCCTGTGGTTAGCAGTGTTAGTGTTGTTCCATTAAACTGGAATGCTTTATTTACGCCATTGCACCCATACATATTTAGAGTGCTAGAGTGGCCCCCAAAGTTATGGTTTACAAACTCGTAGTGGCCTCCTGCGGCTAGTGCTGGTGTCGAAACAACAGCCCATCCACTGGTAGTTGATTTGTGCATAACGCCAGCCGAACCAGCAGCGTTATTGCGAAAGGCGTATACCACGCCATTGTATTCCCAAACACCTCTAATGGGGCCGCTACCTGGCACTATTAATGACGTACCAGCGGTTCTACCATCAAATATCTTGTACCCATCTACGCGACGGTATCCACCATTCAAAGAACACTCGTAGTTCTGAGCTAAGATCGCTCTTCCTGCGCTTATCTGAATTGCGGGGCTTACAAGATCAAGACCACCAACTAGGGGCCATGCTTGGGATTGAACTGCCATCGTTATGCCACCGGTCTTTCAGCTAAAGTAATCGTAGGTAAAGAACTTACGCCCATAGAAGATAACCGTATGTTTAACTGGGCTTGTGCGTCTTGGTATAACTCAGGAGCATCTTGTTCAGCAGCTACATAAAGTATCGCTTTATAAAGTACAGCGTCGTGATATTGCTCTGCTAACAACAACTCATCTGTGTTTGTAGATAGTTGTTGTGGAGTCCTAAAATAATCAAAGCTAATCGCATACACCGCATCTGGCAGTGTATTAAACGATATTTGATTGTCTGGTCTAATCGTGAAGCTGCTAGGCTTCCCGCTTGAAAATGTAGTACGCAACCATGTGGCCCAAGGAACGAAGGTTAAGTACCCAGTGCCATTGCTGTCCGTGATGCGTACAGAACTTGTGATCCATTTACCTAAAGCTGGCGATAGCGCCAAGTTATTTACTGGATCATAGTTTTGTTGGCCATTTACTGTGTTAAAAGATCCTGTCGTCCAAGAGAAATCCCAATCATAGAGATTCTGAATTTCAGTCCAAGCTCGGTTAATCCAATCAACAGACTTCTTGTTAAGACCAGTTTGGCCAATAACAGAAGCCACGCCTTGATCGCTAAGTCCTGTTTCTTTTAACAGCTTGTCGCAAAG